GGTAAGGCTGTTGGATATGATGAAAAAGTAAGTCCAACATATGCTTTTAATTCAAGTGTGGAGAATGAGATTATAAAAAAAGAAAGAGATATTACTAGATTGAAAAAACTGAAAAAAGATAAGGAAATAGAAAAGAAGAAAATAGAAAATGCACTTACATGCTTAGATATAAGAGAAGAACATTTTTTTAAACTGTTTTATAATAGCAGAATGAAAAATAGTATGGTTTATATATCCTTAGAAATGAACTCAGATAGAAAAACATGTAGATGTGTGAGAGAAAGATTAGTGTATAAAATTATGGATATGCTTTATCCAAGAATTAAAGAAAATGAACTACCATTATTTAAAAATTAGAAAATTCCCCAGTTTTTCCCCAGAAATTCCCACTTTATTCCCTACTTTCTCCCCTTTTTGATTAAAAAAGCATGAGATAATAGTATTGTGGAAATAAAGATTTCCCTCTCAAAACTAAATAATTGCTAGGTTAGTTTAAAGGGCTAATCTAGCAATATGAACAGACTAGGCAGGGCGTGAGGACGTTGTTAGTTCAATTCTAACTATGTTCAAAATCTATTGATACACTATATTAAGTATTTGAATTGAGATTAAAATCTCATACAATTTTATCTTAATTCAGAGTCTAAAAACCGAGTGGGGCTTGGTAACCTCACTCACCATGCAGGTACTGGTGTCTAGTCTAAGTTCGATTCTTAGAACTTGCTCCCTTAAAGAATATGTATCCCCCACTAAAAAGACTTAGATTAATTTCTAGGTCTTTTATATTTTCTAGGTTAAGTTTGTGGTAAAATGTACTAAATGAATTAGGGGTGATAACTATGAAGAAAAATATCTTAGGAGTATTGCTACCATTGTTAACAATGACTATAATATTTTTTCTATCATTTGAAAATACAATAACTAATAGTTTAGGATTAAGTGAGATGGATATAAAAGGAATCCTTATTTCAGGTGTAGTATTGTATATACCAGTTTCATTTTTAGTTAATGGTATAATATGTGCTAAAAAACAAATAAATTGGAAAATTCCAGCTTTAATATCACTTTTAGGTTCAGTTGTTATCATGATGTATCTAAGATTTGATAGTACTGAAATGGCATTGTATTTATCATATTATTCTATGTCTTATTGTATTGGATATTGGATAACTAGTGTAATGAAGAAATAAAATTAAAAGATTACTTTTATATATTATGGTAATATGAAAGAAAGTAATTGTTAGGGGGTATAAATATGAAATGTCCTAATTGTGGTAGCGAAAATATAGAACAAGGTATTTCTACAGTTAGTGAATCAGGATTCGTTACATATAGAACTGGTTTAGAATACAATACAAGATTTTCCACTAAGGTATCTAAAACATATTCTGACTTATGCTTAGATTGTGGTGAAATAGTTAGAACTTATATAAAGGGGGAGACTGACAGGAATTGGTGTAAAGATTATAAATAAAAATACATGAGATTTAGACTATCTTTATAGATGGTCTTTTTTATGCAATAAATTAAAAAGATAATGATAAATATGTTATAGGGTTAAGGTTTTGAACTTGTGAAACAGAGTAACAGAACTTAATAGGAATTAGCTTTATTCTTTATTATATGGTATAATGTAGAATAGAGATAAGGAAGTGGTTAGTATAGAAATATTAAAAAGTGCTGAATTAGTTAGAAAGATAGCACAAAGAATTGCTAGAGAAAAAGGAATAAGAGAGCAAGAAGCATGAAATGATGCTGTTACAGAGTACAAGCAAAAACATAGATACTTAGTCTAGAGAATCGTCTTTATAGATGGTCTTTTTTTATGTAGGAAGTTTGTGTAATAAATTAAAAGTAAATGTAAAAAATATTATACAAATATAATAAGATAAGGTAATGTTTTTAAGGAGAAAAAATATGCTCAATCAGTTTAATGAATTTCTTGGTAACTATATAAATATAATTTCTGTAATTGCATCATTTGCATCAATAGCAGCCTTGATTATATCAATTATAGCTTTTATGGAATCTAATAAACAAGCTAAATTGATATTAAAATATAGAAGAAATAATGAGAATAATATGGCTGGTGATTATTATGAAAATGGCAATGGATATATTAGGCTTGATTTAAATAAGATAGATGATAAATCTAATGTTTATGCTGAAATTCGTAGTAATAATTTAGTTGATTTTGTAATAGAAAACAAAAGTAAGATTGTTGCAAAAAGTCCTATATTAAGTTTGAAATTTATTAATATGGAAGTAGATATTGAAGAAAATAATAACTTTGAACAAATAAATAGTGAACTTAGATGGCATCCAAAAGATAATACTACAATTCATAAAGGAATAAATTTTAGAATAGAGCAATTTAATTTTAAAAATTGTGTTATGCTTAAAAAAGAAGCTTATATAGAAGTAGTATTATCAGCTGATAACATGGAAACAAAAGAATTTAGTATACCAATAAAAGCGTATTAAAGAACTCAATAACAAGAGTTCTTTTTTTAGTGAAAGATTTATTATTTTGTAGATGTCGAATGCTTTTTGAAGGATATTGACCTTTGAAGTTGAATTTTATACTTTGGAGGGGATGTATTATGGAAGTAAAAGATTCAAAAGACAAAATAATAACTTTTATTAAATCTAGTGTAGATTTTTTTATAGATTCTATTACTGAATGGTTAAAGTTTTTATGGTATATCTTAAGACCTTTTTTTCTAATAGTTAAATATATTTGGATTAGTACTATAGGTAGGATGGTAAGTTATATTGTAGAAAAAACAGGTAAGAGGCAAGAAACGATAGGTTTTTCATTTTTAATGATGTTGATTATTTTGGTACCACCTATATTGAAATTCGTAATTAAAATATTTGAAAGGTTTGTAGGAAATACAAGTTCCGAGTGGTTATCTTTTTATGGGAGCTATTTAGGTGGTATTTTAGGAGGAATAGCAACACTTATGGCTGTTGTTATTACAACTAATCAAACAAGAATAATACAGGAAGAAAATAAAGAGGAAACTAGAGAAATACAAAAAGAAAATAAAAATATTCAAAATAAATTAATTGAGCTTAATGAAAATAAATTGTTATATGATTTAAGAACTATTGTCCAAGATGTATATATAGAGGATAACTTTAAATTGGAAGGTCATAGAAAAGCTATGAATATTGATATATTATATTTAAATAAAAGTTATGAGAATTTATATGATAAAGCTGAATATTTATCAAGAAAGCAAAAAGAATGTGGTGAAGAAAAGAAAGAATGTGAATCATGTGATGATGTTTTTTGTAAGCAAATATGTAATAATTTAGTTTATTTTGATAAATATCGATATTTAATTATAAAAAATATTGGGAAAAATCCAATGTGTTATGTAGAGATTATACTCATAGGGACTTTATGTAACGTAAATAACACTCAAAAAGAAAAGAAAGAGCAGAGGATAAAAGTAGATTTTATAAATTCTAATAATAATGTTGCATTTCCAATGTTTGAGATTGATGATAAGAATGAGATATGGAATTTTTATAGTGATAAGAGCAAGATAATTTATTTTACTAACATTACAGGCAAAAGAGAAAGAGTAACTTTAGAAAGTGAACAAATAGGAGAAGAAATAAAAATAAAAACTAGTTTTGAGATTGAGGATAGTGAACTTAAAAGTTGGGAGGAAGATGCATCAAAGGTAATGTATTTGCAAAAGGGATAGAACTCTAAACAGAGTTCTTTTTTTATCCTCAAAACAAACAAAAACGAGGTGGTGATGTGGCTAAATATGAATACTGGATAACAGAAGAAGGATTAATTAAGATTGAAGGATGGGCGAGAGATGGGCTTACAGATGAACAGATAGCATTTAATATTGGAATAAATGTCAAAACACTGTATGACTGGAAAAAGAAGTATAGTAATATTTGTAATGCCTTAAAAAAGGGAAAAGAAATAATTGACAGGCAGGTTGAAAATGCTTTGTTAAAAAGAGCATTAGGTTATGAATATGATGAAATAACATATGAAGAAGGTCAAGAAACTAAAAGAGTAACTAAACATGTGGTACCAGATACTACAGCACAGATATTCTGGTTGAAAAATAGAAAACCAGCTGAATGGAGGGATAAAAGAGATATTGAACATAGTGGTAATCTAGGAGATATTACAATAAAGGTAGGTGATGAGGAATATGGCGATTAATTTAGAAATTAATCCAGATGTATTTAATCCAATATATTTGAAGCATCAACTTAATAATAACAATAGGTATCAGATTTACTTTGGTGGTTCATCATCAGGTAAATCTTTTTCTTTAGCTCAAAGAACAGTATTAGATGTATTTAAGGGGAATAGGAATTATTTAATTGTTAGAAATGTTCAAAGCACTCTAAAGAGGTCTTGTTTAAATGAGATAACAAAGGCTATTAGTAATTTTAAGTTAAATGAGTATTTTCAAGTAAATAAAACCGACATGATAATAACTTGTAAGCTAAATAAGAAACAGATATTATTTTGCGGCTTAGATGATGTTGAAAAAGTTAAATCAATAACTCCAATAGATGGTGTAATAACTGATATATGGGTAGAAGAAGCAACAGAGACAGATTATAAAGCAGTCAAACAACTTGATAAAAGACTTAGAGGAAAGTCTAAAGTAGTAAAAAGACTAACCTTAAGCTTCAATCCAATACTTAAAGACCAGTGGTTATATACAGAGTATTTTGATATATGGGAAGATGATAAACAGTATGTAGAAAAAGATAATGTAAGTATTCTAAAAACTACATATAAAGATAATAAATTCTTGGCAGAAGATGATATAAAAGCTTTAGAAAATGAAAGTGATAAATATTATTATGAAGTTTACACTCTTGGAAATTGGGGCGTACTTGGTGCTGTCATATTTAAGAATTGGAGAGTTGAAGATTTCTCAGATATTGAAAATACATTTGATAACTTTAGACATGGAATTGACTGGGGATTTGCTGATGACCCATTTGCGTATGTAAAATCACATTATGATAGGATGAGAAGAAAACTATATATATGTGATGAAATAGAAGCAGTTGGATTATTAAATAGAGAAGCTGCACCTTTAGTTAGTAAAAAAGCGAATGGAGATTTAGTTATCTGTGATAATGCAAGTCCAAAAGATGTAGCTGAATTTAGTGACTTAAGAATCAATGCAGTTTCAGCAAGAAAAGGAGCTGGTTCTATTGAATATGGTATTAAATTTTTACAAGGGCTTGAAATTATAATACATCCAAGATGCCAAAACTTCAAAAATGAGATAAATAAATATAAATATAAAGAGGATAAGAATGGAAATATCTTACCTATTGCAGTAGATAAAGATAATCATTTAATAGATGCACTAAGATATAGTTTAGAAAATGATATGGAGTATGGAGGAATAAGCTTCTTAAAGTAAGGAGGTGTTAAATATTTATATAAGTGAAACAGATTTAATAAAAGCTCAGCTAAAAAAAGAGAGTACTTTTAATCTGGCGAAAGTTATAGAGCATTATATTTTAAAGCATAGACCAGAAAAGTATCAAGAAGGAGAAGCATACTATTATGGTAATGCTAATATAAAAAATAAAAGAAGATATTATATTTTAGATGGTGCTAAGGTTGATGATTTTACTAAAGTTAATAATAAAGCAGTTAATAATTATCATAAGCTTTTAGTTGACCAAAAAGTGGGCTATAGTGTTGGAAATCCAATCGTATTTAATGCAGATGATAATGATTTTACTAAGCTTTTAAATGACTTGCTAGGAGAAGAGTTTGACGATACAATAACAGAGCTATATCTTAGTGCTAGTAATAAAGGGGTTGAATGGTTACATCCATATATTAATAGAAAAGGAGAGTTTAAATATGTAATAATACCAGCTGAAGAAGCAATTCCTATTTGGGATAGTAAAAGACAGAATGAATTAGTTGCCTTTATTAGGTTTTACTTTATTGAGGATATAGATGGAAATAAGATAAAAAGAGTTGAATACTATACAGAAAATGAAGTAATTTACTTTATTGAAAAAGGAAATAGTTTTGTTCAAGAACTTTTATATGATGAATATGGAAAATTAACAGAGATACAAGAGGGTCATTTTAGAGTAAATAACAAAGAGCAAGGATGGGGTAAAGTTCCATTTATACCATTTAAAAATAATGAAAAGTGTGTCTCTGATTTAACTTTTTACAAGTCTTTAATTGATATATATGATAATAACATTTCTACTCTTGCAGATAACCTAGATGAAGTACAAGAAGCTATGTACATACTAAAAGAGTATGGAGGTACTGATTTAGTAGAATTTGCAAATAACATAAGATATTATAAAGCCATTAAGGTAGGCGCTAATGGAGGGGTAGATAAACTAGAGATAAATATACCAGTTGAAGCAAAAAAGGAGCTTCTTGATAGATTGGAAAAGAATATAATTATCTTTGGTCAAGGAGTTAATCCAGAATCTCAAAACACAGGTGACAAATCGGGTGTAGCACTTAAATTTTTATATTCACTACTTGACTTAAAATGTTCCAAAACTGAAAAGAAGTTTAAAAAAGCAATTAGAGAACTTTTGTGGTTTGTATGTGAGTATTTAAAGATAAGTGGTAGTAAGAGCTATGATTATAAAACAGTTCAAATTACTTTTAATCACTCTATGATAATAAATGAAGCTGAAAAGATAGATATGGCAGTTAAATCAACTGGAATTGTATCAGATGAAACTATTGTTTCTAACCATCCTTGGGTCGAGGATGTTAATGACGAACTTGAGAGACTTAAAAAACAGGAAGATACTCAAAAAGAGTATGATAATTTAATTCCTAATAATCAAGATGGTGTTATAGATGAAACATAAAGATTATTGGAGAAAGAGATTTGAACAATTAGAAGAAGCTCAAAATAACAAAAGTGTAAAATATTATCTTGAATTAGAAAAGCAATATAAACTAGCTATGAATAGTATAGAAAAAGATATATTAGCATGGTACAACAGATTTGCCAAAAATGAAGGAATATCTTTATTAGAAGCTAAGAAACTACTAAATACAAGAGAACTAGAAGAGTTTAAATGGAGTATCGAAGAATATATTAGACATGGTAAAGAAAATGCTATAAATCAAAAGTGGATGAAAGAGTTAGAAAATGCTAGTGCAAGAGTTCATATAACAAGGCTTGAAGCTTTAAAGTTACAAATACAGCAACAAGTGGAAGTGCTTTATGGAAATGAACTTGATGGTATTGATAAATTAATGAGACATATTTATACAAGTGGATATTATCATACAGCTTTTAATGTTCAACAAGGAGTAAACGTTGGTTGGAGTTTAATGAGTCTTGATACTAATAGAATAAATAAAATTATCTCTAAACCATGGGCAACAGATGGATTAAACTTTAGTGAAAGAATTTGGGGTAAGTATAGACCTATTTTAGTAAATGAACTACATACTAAGCTAACTCAATCAATTATTAGAGGTGAAAATCCAAAAAATTTAGTAAATGACTTTGCTAAGAGATTTAATGTATCTAAGTCACAAGCTAAGAATTTAATAATGACTGAATCAGCTTTCTTTGCATCAGCTTCAAGAAAAGATTGTTTTAATGATTTAGATGTAGAAAAGTATGAGATTATTGCCACACTAGATTTAAAAACATCAAATATATGTAGAGAGCTGGATGGAAAAGTATTTGATATGAAAGATTATCAAGTTGGAGTTACAGCTCCACCATTTCATTGTCATTGTAGGACAACAACAGCTCCTTGGTTTGAAGATGAAGAAGGATACAGAGCAGCAAAAGGAGAAGATGGAAAAACATATTATGTACCATCTAATATGAAGTATAATGAGTGGTATGAGAAACATATAGAGGGTAGACTTGGAAAAGAGAAAGCTGATACTCTTAGAAAAATGCAACTAAATGAGAGTAAAGATAGAAAACAATTTGAAGAATATAAAAAGGTATTAGGAAATGAAATACCTTCTAAATTTGATGAATATCAACATATGAAGTATAATAATACTATAAGGTATGAGGAAGCTAAAAAGCTTTATAAGGATGTAAATTGGCAAGTTAAGAATCAGAGAAATTTAACTAGTGGAAGTGTTCATTCAGTGCCATTTGAATCAAAACCAAATAGTGTATTTGATAATTACAAAGATGGTAAATTAATTCAAAGAAGATACTATGGTAATACAGGAAAACCTAGATTAGATTTAGACTTAACTGACCATAGAAACCCAAAGCAACATAAAATTGTATCTCATAAACATGATTGGTTAGCTGATGAAAATAACCATGATAAGGTAAAAAGAGAGAAGGATATGGAGCTTACAAAAGCTCATAAAATAGCTAACAAAGATATTTTGAAAGGAGAGTAAAATGGATAATAAATTTAAGAATTTACAACATTTAATTGATTCTATTGATTTAGGATTAGATATAGAATTTGACTTATATAATAAACCATATAATATATCTATTGGAGATGATGATACAAGGTTTATTACTCTTTGCCCTAATGGAGATACAAAGTATTATAAAAATGGTAAGGATATGGTTGATAATTACAACATTGATGGTAAATTACTAAAGGATTTATGGAAAGATATACAAATAGTAAATATGTAAAAGCACTTGCTAAATGATAAATTAGTAGGTGCTTTTATTATGTAAAAAATGAAAGGAGAAATTTAAAATGGATTGGTTAAAAGAATTGCTAGAAGGAATAAAAGTAGAGGATAACAAAATTGATGTAGCTTCTCTTCAAAAATCTATAGAAAAGAAAATAAAGGAGACTACAGTTACTCAAGAAGATTATGCAAATATTGAAACACAACTTAATACAGCTAATGAAGCTATTAAAAAGTTTGAAGGAGGTATGACAAAAGAAGATGTAGAGAATCTAAAAACAACTTATGAAACTGATAAGAAAACTTTGGAAGAAACCTACAAAAAAGAAATTGAAGAAAAGGACTTTAATTACTGGTTAAATGATGCTTTTAAGTCTATTAAATGTAGGGATGAAATAGCGTTAAAAGCTCATTTAGATATAGAAGCACTAAGAAATAGTAAAGATAGACAAAAAGCTTTTGAAGAGCAAATAAACCCTTTGAAACAGGATAAAGATTATTTGTTTAATGCAACACTAGAAGGTGAAGAGCCTAGAATAGATACTATAACACCAGGGCAAGAGCCTAAGATAAATGATTTTGGTTTTAATTTTACTGGGGTAAGACCTCATGAAAATAATAATAAATAGGAGGAAATAAAATGGCAGCACTAAATTATGCAAAAGAATATTCAAATGTTTTAGCACAAGCATATCCTTATACTTTAAACTTCGGGGATTTGTATGCAACACCAAATAATGGAAGATATAGATGGACTGGTTCTAAAACAATAGAAATACCAACTATATCTACAACTGGAAGAGTAGATTCAAACAGAGATACAATAGCAGTAGCT